GTTGCCAGTGATGATGTCGAGGCTCTCTTTCGAGCTGAACTTTGACAAACCAAACATCCCGCCAACGTGCTCTTTATAACTCTGCGGATAGTCACCGCTGATGTTATTCGCTCGGTAGTCGGTGTTGAGGTTGAGCCAGCCAAGGGCTTTTAACGCCCTTAAGTAGTCACTCATGCCTATCCTCCCACTTCCAGCCAAGAAGCAGCCGAGTTATTAAGCGATGGAACCAATGGGGTTTATCTCCATCATAGAAATTAAGACGAATGTTTTTATAACCAGAATGACCTCCACAAATCCTCATGTACCAAACGCCCGTGTGTTTGTGATTTTTAATATGCTCAAATGCATTGCTTTCATAGGTATATATCATTGATGTGCTAACGCCATCGGTATGTTCACTCATGTTCTTCCATCTCCTCCTTTTCTCTTGCTAAATCTATCAATGTTTGCTCGCTGATGATGTCGGTCTCACCATCAAAACTGATGTTGAAAATGCCTCTGCTTGTCTCAACAATCTCGAATTGATCAAGTATCTCTATCGCTCGTTTGACTGTCATTTTGCAAACCTCCCCGTTTGATTATCCCATTCGTCCCAATGAGCGTTTACCACTTTGCCACCATCCGAGCATTTATAGTCTCCAGTGATGTAATCCAAGTCTGTGATGTTAGGTGCTTTCCTGCGGCATTCATTTGAGCAGACTTTGAATTGCCTCGCACCAATATCTTGATGACCAATTGACCCCCAAAGATGAGATTCTTCGCCCCATTCAAACGATTGTTGGCATACATCACACTTATAAATCTTGATGGTTTTTGGTGTAAACTTGATGATTTCACTCATGCTCATTCATCTCCTCCGCTGAGCAAAACGCCCAAACGATGATGCCGATTGAGACGATGATAAAGACGAGCAGCCCTTGTGCAAAGCTCATTTCTTCTTATCCCCTCTTCTTAAATCTGTTGCCCATAAAAACGCCCAAACGATGATGGCATCAGCAATGACGGTAAGAAAGACGAGCAACCCTTGTGCAAAGCTCATTTTGTAGTGTTCTCCTTTACCATGATAGCTACCCAAACAATAATAATAAAAACCGTCACTATGACAACTATAAAATTTTGAAGCAATGTCATTTCTTCTTCTCCTCCTCAATCAAATATTTAGCATTTTGAATTGCAATCCTGGAAACATCTAGCTTTCTTTGGAGAATGTCCATGTAAAGTTTTCGGCGAATAATCAATGACTCAAGTGCAAGAATTCGTGACTCTTTTGCCCAAGAATTTTTAGCGTCTTTAAGTATTCGTTTTGGTTTTGTCATCCACCATTTGACGTAATAGCACTTAGATGTTTCACCCACCACGTTCAATTCATAAACATTGACATTTCCATTTATGTCGGCGTCTGCTCTGTAAAATGTCATTTCTTCTCCTCCTTCAAGAACTCAACGCAAAGAAATGTCTTGCCATACGCTTCGTTTGGTGGAGCGTAAGGGCCACCAAACGTATGATAAAACTTAATCGGCTTCTTTTTTAACGGCTTGATGCCAAGGATTGGAAACGTATCAACATGGATGAGTTGCCAACCAGTAGTCCCTCTGCAAACGTCAATGTGGTAATCGTTGTATTTTAAGACTTCTCCTTTGCTTGTAAATCCATTGCCAAATTCGTACACCTTGCCACCCATCTCTATATGGGTGGCTTGCTCCAACGAACATTCCTCTAACTTCTTCTCGCTCATTTCCTTCTCCTTAGACAACTTGCCCCTCGGCGTATTTCGTTGCCAATGGTCGGTAGCTACTTGGTGATGTTTGACCGCACTTTTCGCACTCCATTGACGGAATGACAACGGTGTGGAAGTATGCGTCATCGTAGCCCCTGCCGTTGGTTGTTGCTTGGCAATGTTCGCACTCGTATATCGCTTGAAAGTCTCTTCGAGACTGATTGATGATTTCTTTAATTTTCATTCTTCGTTTTCCTCCAATTCTCTTGCCCAATCTATGATCTGCTGTTCTCCAGCGACCTCGGTTTCACCGTCATTGTAAGTCATCACAAATACGCCGCAACCAATTTCAACAATCTTGTATTCGTTTTCCTCCAATATCTCCTTCGCTCTTTGTATGGTCATTTCTTCTCCTCTTTTTGCTGCCGTTCAATAACGAACCCCTCCGGGATCCCGTCTCTGAGATACCAGTAAACAGTCCAGCTATAAAGTTTGCATAACGTTTTCAGGTGCAATTCAACACGTTCCCCGAAAGGCGTGTTCGACACCATAAGCGCAATTACTTCCCCTTTTACCTCTTTGCCGTTTAGCTTGTATGGTGAGCGTTTGTGCGACACAAGATCGCCCACGTTTACATAGTCCGTTACTGGTGGCATAACTACGTCTGACAATTTCATTGGATCACCTTGCCGTTTCGCTCAACGGCCCAATGTTCCGGCACTTCGATAAGACCGGAAATTTTGTATTTGGAGGTGCTTAGTATTGGTCGTATAACAATTTCGCTTGGGCCATACGGCAAACCGATTTCCCACATCTCGTAGTGGTGCATAGATTCACAAGGCTGAACGGAAAGCACAATCCATTTGTAAGCGCATGGGCCATCTTTTTTGACCCATACAATGTCGTCAACCTCAAGTTGTACGCTCATTTCTTGCCCCCTAACGTCTGATGCCCGCAATCGCACGGTGTACGGAAGATCCGAGAGGCCATCTCGTTGTAATCGTGCGTATCAAAGAGCATCGTTTGTTTTTGGTTGCAAACTTCGCATTTCACCTCGGCTTTGATGCCTTTATGAGGTTTCATCCAATGCACCATCTGAAGTTTCATGCGCCCTCCATTGACTTAGCTTTTTCGATCAGCGTTTGCTCCGTGCAGGCAAAGAAGCTATCTTCACGATCCGTGCGTTGCAGCAAGTACATATTGTCTTGCCGATCCGCAAGCGTGTACCCGTGCAGTCCGAGTGTTTTTAAGGCTCGGTCGGGCGTCCAAGGAGCCACATTGTTCCATTCTTCGGGCCGGGTATTCAAAGTTAGCGTGATGAATTCAAACAGCTCGTAGTAGAAGAATTGTTCGTCCACCTCTTGGCCTTCAATCTCTTTCACCATGTCTGGAAACTTATTGACGATCTTCTCGACGTCAACAAATTCCCCGAGCCAACTGTTGGTTTGTATGTATTCCTCGGCCATGCGACGAATGAAGTTCCGTCCGACCGGAGTAACGATCGTATCCCCGAGCGCGTCCTCCCGAAGCCACCAAGTGGTGTTTTCGTTGTCTTGCCCGACATTCTCGGTAAACAGATAGGCAATTACTTTATCTTTCTTTGCCTCCATCTTTTGGGCGCAAGCGGCGTTGATTGCCTTGACCAGAAAGTTGCTGATGACCAGCGCATTGCTCTCATTGCTGAGAACGTGCTGGCAGCTTTGACGGGTCAGCGCGGCGAGGTCGTCAAAATGCGCCCCCATGAAAGTGGCTGCGAGGTAGGTGTTTAGTTCTTGTTGTGTATCCATGTTAGTCTCCTTTTAAAATGTGTAGTCGTAGTATTTTTCTCTATGCCCGATCAGTAGCCCGATTGAGTCGTGGAAGTACCAGCGTTTGGTGACTTCGTTGAAAGCGACCGCTCTCCAAGTTAACCGGCCCTTTTTCTTTTTAGCCGACAACCGGAACGTATACTTTGCGCCTTCGGGGTTGCGAATGTACTCATACTTTTGGGATTCGCTGAACGATCCGCTGATGTACTTTGTATCATCCATTTGAACTTCAACCGCAACGGTCGAACCAATCTTGAATACCTTGGTGATAGTTGCCGGATGACGATCCGTCCAGCTAATCAAGGTGGCGGGTTTATCTACCGCCACCAATGACTCGTCAATTTTGCTGTTGATCATTAGTTCATTGACCAACGATCCAGTTCGCCAACTCACCGGTTGTTCTCCTCAATGCACCAATAGAAATTGCAGTTGCTAATAATTTCGAGCAAGTCGTAGCAAAATTGGTGAACAATGCACTCCTTCACCTTCTCCGGTTGCTTTGCGAATTCAAATTCTGACGATCTCGCTTCGGTCATAAAAAGCCAATCGTAGAAGGTCACTTGCGCAACGGACGGCATATCGTCTACCGAGTCCCACGACGCAAATTCAAGTGGATTCTCCTTGGCCTCATTCCATTCATCCAAATCCATCTGTGCGCTAAGGCCGTCGCCTGTGTATGGCGGCTCGCCATAGCCCGTCACGGGGTCGAATATGCCGTTGTGGTAGGAATGATCTCCCGTCGCTGCTTCTTTCTCTAGAGAAGCAATGTACTTCTCGTAATTCTCCTTCAGTTTCTTAAATGTTTCGGTCATTTTGGTCACTTGCCCAAGTATAAAACTTGGCATTCTTCATATTACTACAATTTTCATTATTGCAGTCTTGTAATATGCAAAAAACTTTTTTCAGGTTCAAAATCAACGATCATAACAAAAAGTTGTTTTCAAGAATGAAAACTGGAGTAGTATATTTGTATGGATCAACAGAGGCTAATACAAGAAGCTGCACAGTGGCTATTATTAAAGGCAACTGTTAGGCCAATTTCCAAGATTGCAAAGGAGGCCGGAATGTCAGTCAACAAACTGAAGTACCAAGCCAAGCAATACTTGAGACAAACCGAACGAGACACAAAATGAGTGAATACAAAATCATTGGAGAAAAAGTAGTTGACGAGTCAACCGGAGAAATCCTTGGCGACGTCGTGACCGACGGAATCATTAGCGACAAGTACGCTTTTGAAGCCGTATCCGAAAAGCTCTCCCGGATTGATTCCGAGATTGACTCGGAAACAAGAAGGTTGGAAGCCATGATCGAAAACCAACGCAAGTTGCTTGCTCGCAAGAAGTCCTACCGAGATTACCTACTTGCTTGTTACACCGAGCCGTTGAAGGCGTATTGCTTGGATCAGTCCGAAAAGTATGGCTTGTCTACGATCCGAAACCTCTATGCGACGTATTCGTTCAGAAACGTCAAGGGCGGTTTGAAACTTGTGGACGAAGAAGCTGCTCTTTTCTCTCTATCCGTTTCCAAATTCAGAGGATTGAAACTCAAGGAGTGCGTCAAAGTCACTCAGAAGTTCCAAGTCTCTAAACTCACCGAGGCCCAAAAGCAACTTATCATAAAGAAGGGAGTTCCGGGCTTTGCGGTAAGCGAAGATGAAAAGCGGTTCTACATCAAGACCGCCGGTTCTGGTAGCGGAAACGACAATGCTTGAGAAGAAACTTGCGCCTAACACCCTCCTCGTCGGGAGGGTGAAGCGGTCTATTAAGGTCTACGGTAAGACGACCTACGTTCCTGCCACCGCCAAAGCGCGAATTATTGGATGGGACAACGCGGTGTCGGCCTACCGTGCCTACACTTGGTTAGAGGTCGAAGGCTCCTCTGAGCAGCACAACAAGAAAGTGAGCATGATCGGGGTCAACTACTACATTGCTTGGGAGGTCGAATAATGTTGGCCATTCTCCTTCTCTTTCCAGTTTGCATACTAGGTATCATTATTCACCTTCTGGAGGAATCCGAAGGCGCGAAAGGGAGCGCATCCCATAGAAAGAACCATAAAAGAAGGTAATAAACATGAAAACACCTCAATTAGAAAACTCGTCAAAGACCTACCGCATTGCTGGTGGCAAGATCCGAATCGGCATGGGTGAAGGAGACGAAATCCTTGACTCTATCGCCGGTTTCATTACTGGATTCGACATCATCGAAGGAACCAACGATGACGGCGACGAATACAAACGAATCCGGTGCGAGCTGGAGTTAGAGAACGGAGAGCGAATCAAAGTTGGAAGCAAGATTGGGTTAGACGGAAACGCAAGCCAAATCACGCCGACCGGATTTGCGCTCGGACTCCTTGGATGCAAGGAAGGGGATGATATTGCTATCTTCCCGTCATTGAGCAAGCCGGATCCAAAATACGGCAAACAGTCAACGTACTGCACCGTCGGAATTGTCAATCCAAAGACCGGACGGTACTTGCCTGTCAACACGATGGACGCCAAGGCTGATTACCCGGGCGAGAGAATGAAGGACAAACTCCCTCATATCTTGGAAGCGTTGAAGAAACACGCTTTGTACCGAGACTTGTCTCCCGTTAAAGAAGACGAGGATCTTAACCTTTCCATCTTTGGCATCGTTCACGCCGAGAAGAAGTGGCCCTCGCCGTTTGGTGAGGCCGCTGCGACCTACGTCAAAGGTTTGTCCAAGCTTCAGGGAAGTACAATCAAGGAATATTTTGAGGCAACTCCTGAAACCATCGCAAAGTTCACCGCGTGGTACGAGTCCGAAAAGGAAACCGTGCCAAAGTCGTTGGCAAAGTTCGTTGTGGAAGATGAGTACGACCCATTCGGGGACGATGAGTACGACCCCTTTGGGGACGAATAACTCCGATAAGTAAGGAGTAAAAAATGGATCTGTTCGATGACCTAGATGAAAAGCCGAACCCGGCAATCGCGGCCAAAGAACGGATCCGTGCTATTTTGGAGAAGCAAGCCGAAGACGTTATAAACGGTGTCTCCAATATTAAACCGATCAAAGAGAAAAAGAAGCCTTCCGGCAAAGCGGATTACAACAAATCCACCTATAATTATTATAAGTCCCTCGGATACGACGTCTTCCGAGTTGATTACTACGACGCAAGATTCCAGCGTCAGCACGACCTACTTGGCTTTGCCGATATGCTTGCGCTGAAAGCTGGTTGTCCACCGCTCCTGATTCAGCTCACTAGCAAGAGCAATATGGGAGAAAGGTTCAAGAAGATTAAGTCCCTCTCCGCCTCGTCACTTTGGCTATCAACCGGAGGCCAAATAGAAGTGATTGGGTGGGAGAAGTTGCCAAACGGAAGGCTCAAAGAAACCGTGCGGGTTGTCACCGCTGAATAAATAACTACGGAAAACTATGATACGACCTAACCTAGAAATGGATTTCTGCTACAGCGTCTTCGACTCTGTATCCGACAATCAACCCAAACCGAGAACCGATTGTTTTACCGCCTTTCGCTCCCGGTTTGATCGTTTCCAACTCCTCCAGCGCAAAGAGAAAGGCAAACTTTTCTCACCTGCAAGATTCACGCCCGGAACCACCAGAAAGAGCGAGAACGTGGTGGACGTGTGCGCGATGGTGCTGGATTTCGACAACGGTGTTGACCCGTCCGATTTTATTGACGACTGGAAGGAAAAACAGCTTGCCTTCTGGTGGCATACCACCTTCAATCATACCCCCGAGAAGCCAAAATGGAGAGCGATCTTCCCGCTTGCTACCCCGATACCCGCCTACCAATGGGCAAGAGCGTGGGAAGCTGCAAGTGAATACCTAGGACACGGACAATGCGATATTTCTGCAAAAAATGCAGACCGAATTTACTATATGCCGTCTCGCCCTGTTGAAGGCGACAAACATTTATTTCATAGCGAGGCGAACGAAGGTTATCTTTTGGATCCGTCCTTCCTGCTTCGATCGGATGAGAAACCACCGGAAGGAAAGGGCCGAGTTGGAGACGACTTTGAACTCCGCGCCACCATCAGCGAAATCCTAGAACCCCATGGCTGGATATTTAGCCGGAAATCCGGTCAATTAGAGTATTGGGCGCGTCCCGGGAAGCAAAAGGGAGAGATTTCCGCGACGTGGGGCTGGAGAAGTGAAGTCCAAGGCGAACGGTTCTACTGTTTCAGCGACAACGCCGGAATACCGTGCCGAAACTACCTTACCAAATTCGCGCTCTACACCATGCTCAACCACGGAGGCGACTGGAAAGCCTCTACCGTCTCCCTCTCCAAACAAGGATACGGCATCCAAGTCGTCGCGGGTGGAACGCCATCTCCTTCTTCTTCCCCTGTCTCGTCTCCTCCGGCGGCCGTTATGTCGGAAAATATAGAGGATTCGGAGTTCACCGAGCAAGCCAACGCCGATCGCTTGATTGAGCAATACGGACAAGACCTTCGGTACGTCGCCGAACTCAAGCAATGGGCCGTCTGGAACGGGAAGTTTTGGGATATTGGCTCGAAAGAAGCCTCGGAAAGCAAAGTCATACAAATGGCCGTGGCCTCGGCCCGGGACTTGCAACGGCAAAGCGGACTTGCCGATAAAAACACCGCTCCCAAAATGTTGAAGTGGGCAATCAAGAGCCAAAACGCCCGGGAACTTAACAACACCGTCAAACTTGCAAGGACTTTGGTCACTACGCTTGCAGAGGAATTCGACCAGCAACCCGACTTCCTTAATTGTCAGAACGGAATCGTGGACTTGAGAACGGGCGAAATGCTCCCGCATGACCGGTCAATGATGTTCACCCAAATAACAAGGTGTGCAGCCGATTTGGAAAACGTTCGACCGGAACTCTTCAATCAATTCATTGAGCGCGTCATTCCCGACGAAGATACCCGGAAATATCTTCTCCAGTTCCTCGGGTATATGCTCTCGGGTTCCGTCGCCGAGCAATGTTACGTTTTCTTCTTTGGGGCAACAGGGAATAACGGAAAGTCTACGCTCACCGAGTTGATTAGCTGGATTTTGGGAGAATACGCCGTCACGATCGAAACCGAGGCTCTCATGCTGAAGAAGTTTGGAAAGTCGAACGAAGGTGAACTTGCCCAACTACGAGGCCGGCGTTTAGCCGTCGCGCATGAAGTCTCGGACTCCCAACGGCTAGACGAGGAGTTGATTAAACGGCTGACCGGAGGCGACATTATTAGAGCGAGGCAACTGTACCAAGACCCGCTAAACTTTCGACCGACCGCCAAACTCCTGATGACCGGAAATAACAAACCGCAACTCAGGTCTATGGACTCGGCGACTTGGAGACGGATCCGATTGATACCCTTTGAAGTGACCGTCCCGGCTGAAGAGCGCGATGCTAAACTTTACATGAAGTTACGGGCCGAAGCACCTAAAATTTTAGGTCAGTTAATCAAATGCGGTATCCATGCAGCGAATCACGGGATGGAGCCTAGTAAATTAATGATTAAACATCAGGAGGAGTACAAAGAGGAGAATGACTTCCTCGCGGATTTCTTTAATGAGAGGTGCTTGTTCCTGCCAAATTCGGACGCGACGGCGGGCGAACTTCACGCCGAATACAACTCTTGGGCGAGGGAAACGAGCGGGCATATTTTCAACAGAACCGCGTTCGGACGGATCCTTGGGAGTCGTTTGACCGCGCTCGGGATTTCAAAGCGAAAAGATGGGCATGGAATCATCCGATATTACGGGATTTGCCTGAAAAATTAAAAAATCTGAAAAAAACGTCAAAAATGACCCCCTTGTACGGATAGTTTACGGATAGTTTACGGATAGTTTTACGGATAGTTTTAGACTCAAACGGAGAGTACGGATAGTTTTCTTTATAAAATGGAGATAGTAAATGTGCTTATAGGGGGTTTATGCAAAACGCGAAAACTATCCGTAACTCTCCGTACAATGGCAAAAGCGAAGGGGCAAAAATCGGACAGATGCGCCCGAAAAACAAAGAAGGGAAAGAGACACAAAGATGATTGAACAAAACGACAGAGAGAAATTGAGAACCCAAAAGTTGGGGCTGGTGGAAGAACTGGAGGGTTTTGCCAAAGGCCTAAAACAGATAACACTACTAAAAGAAAAGGGTGAGGAGTTGGAGGATTGGTGCTTCGATGCAAGGAAAGGGTTGAAGGCCGAGCATGAAGTGGTAAAAGCCATTAACCTTTACCGAACTAAACTTTCAAACGTGCTGGATGACATCAAATTCCAGTTTGAATACTTGAGCGGGGAGGAACTAGCCAAGGTCATCAAAGCAATGTTCCCACCTAAACCGCCCAAACCCGAGCCATGGCAACGGCGAACTAAACCGATCAAAGCAAAAGATGAAGAAAGGCCCGAGGATAAAACCCCCGCCTTTTGGGAATTATAAATCTGGTGCTGGTTAAGGGGTTTGGGAGTAAAGGGGCCGAAAACAACTAACACCGCCCGTAGGCCGGGGTGAATCTAGTTGAACCTAAGGAGCGTCATAGTTAACGAAAGAAGATGAAAAGGATGACGCTTCAGGACGTAGTGGGGTTTTACTACGAATCGGTGTTCGGTGGCTCCAAGGCCGTTCGACCTCGCGGGTACGAAACGAGAGGAGGCCAAGACGTCAATGGAACCAACCGAACACTTGCTAGGCTCTTTGTCGAATCGGTAGATGATTATGAAGTTGTCAAAGAGCGGTTTCACCAATGGTTCAACGGCTCGGAGGCTCTATGCCCCCAAGTCGAAGCTTTCTTGGATACGGCGAAAAGAAAGCTCAGGGAAACGCCCGTGTTCTTCGCGCTGGAAGACGATTCTAGGCCGACCACAACTGTTGACGCGGTGAAAGTGCCGACCAACGTATTGATGCGCGAGAAACGAGCATGGAGGCGCAAAAATCCCGGCCTACCAGCCGATTTCTTTGCGCCGTCGTTTAGATCGTGGAGAGATAAAGATGGCCGGTGGCTTTGCTACGAAATAGACCTGCCACCAGCCAACTAACAAGACCAGCACTTAGGTCTGATTCTTCATCGCTTCTTTTATGAGCCGAATGATGGTCGGTCTTATACCGCCATTGGCATGGAGCCATTCGACCAACTCTTCGGGTAGCCAAAATGCTATCTGTCTCACTTAAGTAACACCCCCACAAAAATGACAATGGCAAAGAAGAAAAACATAGCTATCCCTCCGAGCCAATCCATGTCGGACGTCGGCTGGAAGTCCCGAGTAATGTATGCTTCGACCTGCTCGGGCGTCCACGTCGGATGCGCCCGCTGGACGCTTTGGTGCAAGGCGATTCTCTCTGGAGTAGTCACTTAGCACCTCCGACCAAGTTTAGCTGCTCTAGAAGGCGGGGATACGCTTCGTCGCTTGGCATCAAAGCATACGGGTTGCGCGGGTCTATCGCCCAACGCAATGACCCCGCCGTATCAAAAACAAGATTGTCGTTTAGCCCGTGGCAATGCTCCATTGCCCAATCCTCGGCCTTGCGGTACAAATCCCGCAAGCCGTCGGTCGAACGGGCAATTTCGACCCAACGGCCACTATCGTGCCGATACTGAAGGGATGAGAGCGTATACGACCGCGCAATGTCTAGTTTGCGCCGTTCCTTGACAACGCGAAGGCCGTGGTCGAAGCGGTCGTAATAGGCGACGTAGCGAACAAACGAGGCAAGGTCACTAAAGACCTCGCCGTCGGAGTTAACAACTGTTTGACGCAACTTCATTTCTCCACCGTCCAATTGAACTTCAGGTCGAAGTTAGCAAGGATTTTGGAATAGTTGGTGGTATAACCGTCGGCATCCTTAACAACAGGATGTACGGCGCAACAAATCCTTGGGTTGCTGACATCACCGTCCAAAAATTCCACGCTATCAAAGAAATTCAGGTCAAACTTTAAAGTTCCCCACCAGTAGTCTCCGTTACCCAAAATCCCATAGACCGACTCAGGCAACTCTTTAATAATTTGAGGCAATATGGATTCAATCTCTTGTTGGATTGGCGCGTCATCATCCCCCGCCTCCCAATTAACAACCGCAAGGGTGCAGGTATGAATTGGAGGTCGCTCGGTCGCTCCGTAACGGCTGACCTTGAAGAAATCTTTATATTGGCATCCACGGTCAATATATTCATATGACCATGAACCTTGCAGATTCTCAAGCATATCTTCGATAGCTTCGGCGTCGGTGACCCCGTGGAACGGGTTGTAGGGTTGCCAAAGCACCTCGCACAGTTCCCTATAATCTTTGACCTTAATGGTCTCCCGAATATCAGGCGTGTAAATAGCCATTACCAGCTACCTCCCATCAACTGCTGGTTTAAGTTGCAAATTGCTTCTTCCTGTTGGACTTGGAATTCCCATTCGCGATAGCATTGCATACAGATCGCTGGACGGTTTTTCGCCCAAGCAACGCTTGACTTTGCAACGATGTTTGCACCGCACTTGCAGGTGCTATCGAACCGCGCCGTGATGACGCGGAAGTGGAAGAAATTAGGTTGCCCGTTCATACGGGTGTATCGGTTGTATCTTCTCATAAGAGTTCCTTAGCTGACGGCCTCGTCAGACGCATCCAAAATGCGCTACGGCCCCGTTGCAGGGCCGTTTCGGCCTAGGTCACAATACGGCGCGTATATGCGCCAATATCTCCTTATAGCTGTATGGCTTGACCAAGAAAGCCTCGTCAATATAGAATGACCAGTCCAACTGTTCTTGGAGGTCATCAATCGAATCGCCCGTCTTCTCTGAATACCTTTCAAGGTACTGATTCGATGCAATATCCCAAATCTCACCGTTGATTCTAAAATCGGTATACACGCGGTGCTGGATGCCCGTATCGGGGCAGGTCACCAGTTGTCTAGGCATTTTCCACTCCAGTTGCAATTTCAGTTACTACTTCTACTTCTAGCAACCAATAAACGCCGTATTCCCGCCCGTCGCGAGCCGAGTAGTAATCCATGATGGAATCCTCCGTATTACAAAAATGAAAGGTCGGTTTCATAGCCTTCCAGCCTCCGTTCCTGTAAACAAACTTGGTTGCCTTATGTCGCTTAACCATTACCTGACCTCCCTTAAATCAGCAAGTGAGCAAACCCAATATGCGCCCTCATCCGAAGTGATGAGAACGTAAGGACGGGTCGGCTGTTGAACGACCCTAACCACCAGACGAAGGGACTTGTCCCCAATTCGGCATAAGGTTTCAAATTCCGACCCTCCCCCCTCAGGGAGAGGGGTGATGGAAGTAATGTCGGCTTCGGACTCGTATCCGTTCTCCTCAAACAAGAAGTTCTCTGCTCCAAGCCGAGCAGTCATTAAGAAGTCCATTATGCTGACCTCCTGTAATGCTTTGCCAACCGTTGGAAATCAGCTTTCCACTCCTTAGCGGTGGAAGGGTAAATGTTGAACGAGAGGCCAATCAACTTGGTCAGACCCTCAACCGACCACTCGCAATACTGATGCTCTGGAAGTGAAATGAATTCGCTGTATTGGGTGACCCGTCGCAAAATGACGGGGATGGTCTTTTCAGAAATCTCCCGAACGCCAATGACCATGAACAGATTGCCAAGGTTGAAAATCCTCCAAGACCAATAAGTCTCACCCGTTTGGTAACCGTTGATTGGGTCATTTTGCTTAGCTACGAAAGTGAGAAACTCGCGTCCCTCCGTTGTCATTTTGCTTGTATCGAAATGCAATGCCATTTTGTGTCTCCGAGGTTGTTTCGGTTAACCTCATCTCTGATTATACACTAGTCTATTGGCATATACAACAGGGAACTAAACCCCGTGAAATACTAGGTTGAACTCCAACTAACAATAGGGAACTAAACCCCGTGAACCAATCAGTTGAACACCAACTAACAACATCGAACTAAACCCCATGAACCAATCAGTTGAACACCAACTAACAACATCGAACTAAACCCCGCGAAGCAATCAGTTGAACTCATTTTAGGACTTCTTGCCTATCGTTGCTTGGTCATTTTGCTCCCCCTTTGCATAGGAGTATCACTTATGACTACGCGCATGAGGCCCATAGGGGAGTCATAGGGGAAGTCTATAGAATGCGCCCGACCGAGGCCATAGGGGAGGCATAGGGGAAGTCTATAGAATGCGCCCGACCGAGGCCATAGGGGAAGGTATAGGGGAGGTTATACCCGACCGACCGAGGACCGACCGCTCGAGGACCGACCGAGGACCGACCGCTCGAGGACCGACCGCTCGAGGACCGACCGCTCCAGGACGTTGGACGCTCCAGGACGTTGGACGCTCCAGATATTTTAAATGTAAATTCGCTGCTAACTTCCCAACGATCTAGACAAAATAGGTTCAAAATGTATAGTTGACTAGACTAGTTCTATGGTATAATGAAGTTATGGCACACGACCATAAAACCAACACCGCGGAATTTACCGCCAACCTCGTCAAACTGTTAGCCGACCGAAAAGCGCAGGTTATCACCGAGTACAAACGACTCTGCAACGAGTACAACGCCGGGATGCAACTTAGAGACCAACTCTACCTGCACATTGAAGACCTCGCCACCATGCCCGCAAACGCTCATGACGGATTGTACGTTAAATGGCACAGCGAAGCAGTTGAACAGCACCGCGCCCTTTCTAACCGCTTGGACGAAATGAGAGAAGAGATAGACGCGCTCGACAGGGAACTCAGCGCGCTTAATCAACTCAGCGTGAGAGGTTCAAAGTGAAAATCCAACAGTTCATGACCGAGGCGGACGCCAAGGAAATATACATTCAGTTCTTGGACGAAAACTTTCCAGTCATTCAAATACTTGGAATGACCTATCGCGTAGCCTACGCGCTAGAACGAACCGACCCTACAGCGTTTCGCTGTTTCTTCATTGAATGGATGAATGCGGAAAATATCTGCACCGAATTCTGGGACTTCCAACCACGAAAGTTAGACTTTCCAGACGGATTAACGCGAAAAATCGCACCGTTATCCTACCAGCGCGCCTTAGAACACGCGCGCGACAGGTTCCATACATGGCAAATTGAAATACGGTCGCCATACGTTCGCTTAGATGACGCCATTTACTATTACATAGATGACCGCGAATACCTCGCACTATCAGACGATGAATTGCTAGAAGCAGTTATGATTGCCACCGACTTTCCAGAGGAAAACAACCGATGAAAACCACCACCACCACCAAACCCGCGCCCGCCACCAAACCCGTTAAACCCAGAAAACCCCGCCTTAAGGCGGGCATACTATGGCAAGGCGCGTCACCAATTGACGGCGCGCCTATCGTTTGTATCCTTACAATCGGCTCCAAAAATTCTAAAACCGGCGCGATGGCGCAAACTTGGATTATTCGAGCCGACATGCACCCCGTGGACGCGCTCAAGACAGGCGAAGACGCGTCAATTTGTGGCACTTGCCCTCACCGCCCGACCGAGCTAGGCGACCTCGCACTTAGCAAGTTATATCGCACTTGCTATGTTGCAACGATGGCTCCGAGCGCAGTCTATAAAGCTTTCAAGGCGGGCAAGTATCCGACCCTCGAGCTCCAAGAAACCGCCGACGCGTTAGCGGGCAGATCGCTACGGCTCGGTAGCTACGGCGACCCCGCGACCGTACCGCTAGAAGTATGGCGCGCCATTATTGGCAGATGCTCCACCACGGGATATACCCACCAATGGCGCGAATGCGACCCTAACTACTCTGAATTCCTTATGGCTTCGGCTGACACGCCCGCCGACGTTATCACCGCGACCGCCAACGGGTGGCGCGTATTTTACGCCGACCGCGACCCCGCGCCAATAATTGGCGGTCGTAAATTGGCACTATGCCCCGCTTCAAAGGAGGCGGGCAAACGTACCACTTGCGCCAATTGTTTGGCTTGCGGCGGGAATCGTATACAGCCAAACGAATTTAAACCGCGCGCTTCACTTATTCGAATTGCCCTACACTAACTCAAAGCTTATAACCGACCCCAGCAACCCGGCAATTGCCGGGTATTTTATTGCCAATCTGGCCGCCCCGTTCCAATATCTAAAATAGATCGAGGACCAGGACCGAGGACCAACCGACCGCTCGAGGACCAACCGACCGCTCGAGGACCGACCGACCGACAATTGGACCGCCAATTGGACCGCTCGAGGACCGCTCGAGGACCGACCGACCGACAATTGGACCGCCAATTGGACCGCCAATTGGACCCCAAAAAAAAATTTCGCGTTTTCCTACGCTACGCTCAGAAAACGCTGAGAGGTTGAATCCTATACCCTGCTCATATGCCAACTATCTAATAACCGGTACGTTTATAAATGGCTTAAACAGTAACCTGAAAAAGTTTAAACTACCCTATACAGCCGAAGATGCTACTTTATTAGACCCCAATATGATAGCAATAAATTTTGATCCGTAGGCGTTTTTCAAAAGTGAAAACGCTGCTGGTGGTGGTTCAAAACAACGATCGGGCCTACCCCTAAAAGTTGAAAAATCAAAAATGGGGGTGGGGTATAAAATTTTTGAAATTTTGGAACCAATTTGACCAAGTTCAAGTATAATGTAATGGATCTTGGGCGTTTTTGTGTCCGCTCTTGGTTGGTGTGTGTGTCCACCATTGGGGCTTGCAGGGTTTTCGGTTTCTCTGCGGCCCCGTTTTTATTGACACGGGACTCAAAATGACTACGCAAGAAGCAATCACCAAGGTAAGAGAGATTTTGCTTGCCCGGTACGCCAATTATTGGCAACTGGAGGGCAAAGAGCGCGTGGTGCTTGCTGCAAGTGTGCTTGCGGACGATATTAAGGTCAGGGAGACGTCAAACAACCACGGTGAGTGGGTCGAAGCCATACTTGGAGCGGTTAATTTGCCCGGTGGCTACCCTTGGTGCGCGGCGTTAATAGAATTTTGTTGTGATGTTGCGAAATATGAAGCGGGGCCAAGTGATCGGGCAAGTGCAGCGGTTGATTCATGGTATCAATGGGCCAAAGCCAACGGTCGAATCACCGATAAACCCGAGCGAGGTTATTTGTGTCTTTGGCGACGGGCTGGAGGCAATCATATCGGCATTATCAACCAAGCAGGACGAGCAATTTTAGATAGCATCGAAGGAAACACGACCCCGGGTGTAGTGGGCAACCAGCGCGACGGGGGCGGGTGTTACCGGAGAACGCGGTCTAAGACGTCATGGACGCACTTCATTGCGCTTTAACCTTTTATTGATGCCCTATGCCTACTCCTCCCGACCAAAGTCCAGCAAACAGCTTTGAGCTGTTCCAGTTTTTTAGTAATCTCATCAATTCCGTGTGGGGATGGTTGGTTCCAATGGTAGGTGGAGTGTTCCACATGGGCAAACTGCACCAGAAGATTAACCAACTAGAGATTGATAGGGACGCGCTAAGACAAGTTCCCCAACAAATATCTGATTTGTCCGCTAAGGTGGACATTTTGCTAGAAGACCGCCGAAGGGGATAACTTGAAACACTTTGTATCCGAATTCCATACCGATTCGCTAAGTGATCGGGTGCGGATAGGGCTGATGTCGGATCTTCACTTTGGTAGTTCATCGCTCATCAAAAAAGCACTCAAGGCCGACTTTGAGTACATGGTAGAGAATGACTGCACCATTGGCATCAACGGTGACGTGTTTGACCTCGTATTGCCGTCAGATCTCAAGCGGTTCGATTTGGACGCGCTAGATAGGGCAATGATTCAGCAGGGGGTCAAACCCATTGATGCGGCCATAGAGATTGCCTACGAATTTATTAAACCGTATGCCCACAAGATTAAATTCATTGGCATAGGCAACCACGAAGCCCACGTCTACAAGCGTCACCACGTTGACGTGCTATCTATCCTGCTTTACCGGCTCAATCAGTTGCCAAACGTCAAGATAGAGAATGGTGGGTGGTGCGGGTACTGGAATATCAGGCTGATTCGGGATACCAAGAGGAGCAATTACCTCATCTACCGTCACCACGGTGCGGGAGGGGCGGCCCCTATGACCAAAGGAATGATTGATTTTCAGCGGATGATGATTTGGCAGGGTGACGTTGACGCCATTTGGATTGGTCACAAACACAATCGAATATCGGATCCGGGTGCAACAAAGGTGGTGTACGATAACCGTACCAACACCCACAAGACCAAAAAAGTCATTTGTGTTATGACCGGGAGCTACCTTTCGACCTACGGGGAGGGTGAGGCCGCTCCAAGTTACGCCATGGGCTGGAATTTGGCTCCTCAGATGTCGGGTGGCGCGATTCTGGAGCTAAAGATGGCAGAAGAGCAGGTACAGTACAAAAAGTGTTTGCGGATTGATTCCAGACTGATACAATAGGAGAAACAAATGAACGAATTAGTAAAAAAGATCATTGCCGGAGCGGTTTCCGGTTTCATTTCGGCGGTAATGGTAGATTTGGACAAGTGGAAGCAGTCGGCGTTTGACAAGTTTGACTGGAAACTTGCCATCAAGCGGTATTTCATGGGCGCGGTAACCGGGGCGGTTGCAGCCGCTGGTTTCGGTAACTTGGTATGAACAAGAAAGCTAATTTTCGGTTCGGTATCAAGGTTGGAGGCCCATTGTTTCCAAACATGGGCATCATGGTGTTCAAGATAGACGATGACCTGATTCCTGACATTGTTAAGTATGTCAAAGCAATCAAACATCTTCTTATACTAGGCGGCCAAGGCGAGATTGCCGACAAAATCGTTGCCGAAATTCGTCTCTGAGACGTCTAATAATTGTATGCCTGTTTATTCTGACAAATTAGCGCAAACGATCTGCACCCGAATGATTATGGGTGAGTCGGTACTTAGCATCTGCAAGGATAAGGATATGCCAAGCGCGGATACCATTTACCGGTGGGCGTTTAACAAAGAGCATCCGTTTGCCGAGTTGTACAAGCGGGCAAGGGAGATCCAAGCCGAAAAATACGTTGACGAGATTATGACCATTGCCGACGATTCCTCGGAGGACTACAAGGAAATTAACGGCAAGCGGGTAGTAGACAACGAGAATATCCAGCGGGCCAGATTGCGAGTAGATACAAGGAAATGGGTGGCGTGTAAAGTGTTGCCAAAGATCTACGGCGAAAAATCTCAAGTAGACTTAACAACAGATGGCAAAGCGATCGAATCCTTTACAGATGAAGAAAGACTTGCTAGAATGTCTGCCATACTTGACCAAGCAAGAAAGAGAAGAGCTGGACAGGTTACTGAGAGCGAATCCGACGTTTAGTGAATGGTACAAGACAACCATTCCAGCGTACTACGGCCCCGCTAGACACATAGACTACATTTGCAAAATCATTGACCAAGTGGTCAGCGGCGATCTTCGCCGGGTGACGTTATCCATGCCACCCGGCCACGCCAAAACCGATACGGTGACCGTTAGGTTACCGATTTATTGGGGGCTTAGGAACCCCAATGACGCCATTGTTTTCACCGGATACAACCAAGAGTTTGCCGAGAAAAACTTGTCCCGCCCGACAAGAAATCTAGCCGACGATCTAGGCGTTCTGGACAAAAGTTCCAATGCCATGTCGGATTGGCACTTGAAGAACGGCGCAAGGCTAGTGGCTCGCGGCGTAGGGAACGCTCCGACGGGGATTAACCCGATTAGCTTGCTGGTTTGCGACGACCCTATCAATTCTAGGGAACAGGCAGAAAGCGAAGCAATCAGAAACATTATTTGGGATTGGTGGACGGGAAGTATTGTCCAACGGTTCTGGCCTCAAACCCGCGTCTTTGTCATTGCTACAAGGTGGCATGAAGACGATCTTATTGGCCGAATCAAGGCAGAAGGGGATCCAAGCTGGACACACATTAACCTTCCTGCAATCGCAACAGAGGATGACGTTCTAGGCAGGTTGCCGGGTGAGGCGTTATGGCCGGAGCAGAAACCAGTAGACTTTTTAGAGGCTCAACGAGCCGAAATGGGGGACTACAACTTTCAGAGTTTGTTCCAAGGATCTCCGACCGCTCGGGGCGGCTCGTTGTTTCAGATTAACCAGTTCAAGTTTATATCCGAGGCCGAGTTACCGCCAATGGTGTACGAGGTTAGGAAATGGGACATTGCAGCGTCCGTCGGCAAAGGTGACTACACCGCCGGAGTCAAAATTGGCAGAGACGCGGAAGGAAGATATTACGTCTTAGATTGTGTACGCTTCCAAGAGGGAACGGACGAGCGAAACAAGAAGATGCTTCTTACCGCCAAACGGGATGGAACAAAAGTTAAAATCATTGTTCCGGAAGATCCGGGAAGCGCGGGCAAAGACCAAGCGTTGGGATTCATCCGAATGTTTTCCGGCTACAAGGTAACCAAGGTAAGGGAAACAGGAAGCAAGACAACAAGGGCCGATACTTTTGCCTCGCAAGTAAACGCCGGGAATGTTACAATAGTAAAAGGGGCATGGAATCGGGACTACGTTGAAGAGCATAGGACGTTTCCAAACGGGAAGAACGACGACATGGTAGACGCTTCAAGCGGAGCGTTTTCCGACATAGCATTGAAGTTTAAGAAGCAACTACGGTTGCCAACTAAGCAAAGAACGTACATTTGATATGCACACCAATCCAGATTTATTATTAGGGACTCCGCATAACCCACCGGGATACGAATTGATTCGTAACATCTCCCGTGCTGCAAGGGCATATCACGACCTCTTTCCGTATCCTCAATACTCTCAGATGACGAGGGACTGGAAGATTGAGGATAGAGGCCCGTTTCCGCGCTGCTTACCGTTTGTTAATCACATTGTTGAAAAGGGGGTTCAGTTCCTCTTTGCCCGCCCGCTAACGTTTCGGTGCGAGACAAATTCTGGAACGGAAACGGTAACTGATACTTGGACAAACAACGACATGACCAGACGGTCGTTAGTCATTGGTCGAATTGGTGCGTTGTCCGGCGGGGTTGCGCTCAAATGGTGGTACGACAAAGAAGAAGGCGGGGTCAAAATTGACGTTCTGGATCCTGCCGAGCAAACACGTTTTTATTGGGACTCTATGTATACCGACCGTCTACTGATGGTCAGAACCCAAGTCCCCGTCTGGAACCACATCAAAGGCCATTACGAGTGGTGCAGAGAGGACTGGACGGATAAGACGCACGTTGTATACAAACCCGTTCCGGTAGCTCAAATTAGCGAACATCAGATTTCAGACCCGTATACAACAGCAAGAAAAGTTGACGGTTTTGAGCATTGGGAGATTGAGTACACCGAAAAGAATCCGTTCAAGATTATTCCGTTTTGGTACATCAAGAACCGGGAGGACGGCACTCAATACGGTCTTGGCGATCTTTGGCGGTTCTACAACATTGTTGATTTAATCAACTTCACCCGAGATCTGGAACACAAGTCAAACCAGCAAATCGTTAACCCAAACAAGGCGTTTATTGACCTTGCCGCTCCGGAGAACGAAGCCAATACGTCTGCCGGCCCCACCGAGGTTGATGTACTCGAAACCAAGGATGGCTCAAGCAATCAAGGTAAGATTTGGCAGTTTGAGCAAGACCCGGATTTCCGAATTTATCTCAATCGGTACGCCGAGGAGTTGATGAGTCAGCTTTACGACGCGACCGGTTGCGTAGATCTTGACTACGCCGACGTTACCAACAAAGGGTATATGACGGCGGCGGTCATGCACCAACTTTACGCTCCTCTTATTGACCGAACGGAAGAGAAACGCCAATGCTACGGTGAAGACGGGTTGTGCGTGTTCTTTGAGCGCATGGGTATAGGGATGCGAAACGCCGGGGTCGAAGGTTGGGACGAGGTCGAAGACGTTCAAGCCGTGTGGCCCGCTTACTTCTCGCTTGCCGAAGCAGAGTTGATGGAAGCCGCCGAGCGTCAAGTGTATCTTGTACAAAACAACCTTACCACCATTGACCGCGCAATCAGGTATGTTGCAGCTAAGGATTCTGTTATTGACGTTGACGTATTGATAGAAGAAATCCAAAAAGAATTCGCTCTCAAGGCTATTGGGGCTAACGTAGCACAAATCATGGAAGTCGAAGAGAAAGAAGACGAAAAGCAAAAGAAGGAAGAAGGCTACGAAGGTTTTACCGAGATTCCTATTTTGCCAACAGAAGGATAACAATTTGACCAAACGGTCAAGCCACCTCCTGCGGTGGCTAAATGCAGAGAAAAATCATGGCTAATAAAACAAAAGCACAAATCATTGAAGACGCTGAAAACGCGGCATTGCAAGTTGCGGAAGAAAAAGCATACGATTGGGTAGCAGCAAAACGAAGAGGATTCGTTTGCAACTACGATCCGATTACCAACACGTTTGACGGCCCCGAGGACGCACCTGTTTTCTACGGCCAACCGTATGAGGGTAACCCGTATGAAGACCATCTTGTTTCAACTGAACTCGGTGGCGTTAAGGTGAAGTGGTTGGAATGGGACGAAGAAACCCATTGCAACGTATACCTTCGCGTTGTCGAAAAGAAAAAGGGAAAGAAGCAAGAAGCGGTTCTTGACAATGCACCGGGCGTCACTCCGGGGGTTACTCTTGTAGACCTTGCAAACGCGGAAGCAGAGGCCGACAATGAGTGAGATTGAAGAATCACTTCCAATCAAAGAGATTCGGGATCACGCTAAAAACCTAGAAGCGCAACTCAAGGAGGCCCAAGCGCAAGCCCAAGCGTTCCAAGCGCAAGCCCAAGCAGAAGCAGATAAAGCAACTGCATTGGAGCGCGAGAAGATGAGCGAGATCGAAAGACTTCGCGCCGAGCGGGAAGACGCACTCAAGAAAGTTCAGGAGCTTACTCCTTTGCAAGCGGAGACGGAAAAGTACCGTCAGCACTTGCAGAACCAGTATACAAACGAACTAGCAAGCGTTCCCGAGGAGCATAGAGGACGATTGGAGCGATTGAGTTCGTCCGGTCAGACTTATGCCGAACGGTTGTCGCTTTTGCAAGATGCCAAAGCACTTTTGCCAACAACACCTGTTGAAGTCAATCGTGCTGGAACTCCAACGGGTGGAATGGCTCCCGGCGTTATTCAAACGCCATACGAGCCGCCAAAAGTCCCTGCACCTTCGGAGTGGGGCAAAATTGGGTGGGGAGATGTTATTCGGGAATCGTTACCGGGTACTACATCCGTCACTCCAGTAGGGGGAACTCCAATGTCTGGAGTTCAGCCGAAATAAAATGTCTTAGGACAGACTCGTCATCCCCGCTCCCACGGCGGGTCAACTTGCGTGGAGACGACTTAATGGAGAAACAATAAAACTATGCCTACAGGTATTTCCTCAGCATCACTAACACTCCAGCAGTATGCGTTTCAGAGCAATGAGCCTCTGATTCAAAAAATCGTCTACTCGCTGCTTGACGTGTCTAGTGTTCTTAATGACATCCCTTTCGCTACGAAAGGCACGCTCAAAGCTAATGGCGCACGGATCGTTGGTGGCCTTCCAGCAGCTAACTGGAGAAAGCTCAACGCTGACTCCGTAGTAGCAAGCGGAACCGCCGCTCCGTTCCAAGAGCAAGCGTACATCTTGTCAAACCTCATTGACATTGACCGATTGATTCTCATGGATCAAAACGCGGTGGGCAACCCTGCTTCGGTTCAATCGGATATGATGCTTCGGTCGTGGTCTTACGATATGACCGACAAGTTCTTCAACAACAACCACGTTACAGGTAATGCTGATGCGTGGGTGGGTATCCGGCAACGACTGGACGATACAACCACTTGGGGAACCAACTCGGCTTGTAAGATTAACGGTAGTGGCGTTGACGTTTCTAACGCTGGTCTTTCGACTGCTAACGCAAACACTCTTATTCGACTTACCGACCAAATGTTGGACGAAATGGGCAACCCTGACGGTGACCAAGTAGTCATTTACATGAACCGGGATCTCCGAAGACGATTTGCGGCCGCCGTCCGGCAACTCGGTGCTGGTGGTGGTTTTGACATGACTCAAGACGCCTTCGGCCGACGAGTGATGACCTACCGAAATGCGGTGGTACGAAGCGTTGGTGTGAAAGCTGACCAAACAACTGAAATTATCACTTCGACCGAAACAGCGGCAGGAGCAAACGGTGCAAGCACCTTCACTTCCATGTACGCGGTTAACTACGGCGAAGATAAGTTCAGCGGATGGCAGATGACTCCTCTGCAAGCAATCAATATCGGATTGCGACCAGACGCACCTTCCATGTACCGAATCTTCCTTGAGTGGCCGACCGGTTTGTACCAAGCGTACACCCGTTCGATTGCTCGCGTCTACAACATTAAGGTGAGCTAAAATGGCAGCAGATGGACTCTTAACTCTACAAACAGTAACAACTGTTACTGCAACGACAACTGGTACGGCAGTTACCGTTCCTTTCGGCATTGGCCCCAAGCCTTTGTTCGCACGGGTAATTTACTCGGCTGCAACAAACGCTTCTGGTGCAAACGCCGTAAACTTCCGGGTTGAAATGGCAGCAGATGGAACGAACTACACTTCGATGACAACTGCTCCTGACATTAACCTTACAACCACCGCTCAGGCAAACGTAATCTACATTCCGATTGTCTTCCCGATTGGTGCGGTAACAACTGCTAAGGTTCGGTTGAACGCAAGCTTCTCCGGAGCTGGTACAACCCCTACTATCACTTACTTCGCTGACGTAGTCGGCGCACGACCATAACGTTTGAATCATGCCCGTATCTTATGCTAATTGGCCCACCACGACAGAAGTGTCTAGCTACATTACTGCTAGTGGGCTAACGCTAAACGCGGGCATTACCACGGACATGATCCAAAACGCGATTGATGCGGCGGTTGAAGAACTTAGCCGCCGCACCGGTCGAACCTTAAAGCCTGTAACGGAAACTCGGTATTTTGACGGTTCCGGAACGGGTCTGCTAGACGTTGAAGAATACGTTGACGTCACGGCAATCCAATTTTTCTCCGTTCCTGCGCTTGGCGTTGTTACGCTGACTCAATGGCATGAAGTGGAGCGCAAACCGTATCCTAAAACTCAAATTCAAATTCTACAAGGCCCGCCCAACGTGCCTTACGGTTACTACTCGTTCTTTCCTCAGGGAAGATCCAATATTGGCGTCACCGCTACTTGGGGCTACGCAAGCACGATCCCGGCGATTGCATGGACGGCGGTTCGGGCAAGAGCGGCTGGAACGGTAATTAACTCCGCGAGAGCCAATTCTTATCTTGGGGGGACTGTTAAAACTATTCGGGATGAAGACCAAGACATTACGTTCATGGATGCCTTGCCGTCCAAGACTCTTGGGTGGGACGATCTATTTGAAACTGCTGCTCGGCAACTTAAACGACCGCTTCGCGATTTTATGCGAAGGAATAAGCCTCCGTTAATCTAATGCCTACTATTCACTCCAAGGTTTTTGATAAGTACACAATGGACGTTTACCGGTATCTTGATACCGACAGAGACGCTAATGGTGACTACAAGCATTGCACCCAAGTGTATTCAGGCGTTCCGTGCAACCGTCACTTTACCAACAACTATGACAATGAAATGGGCGTTGGTAACTACAAAAAGAATAACATTAGAACGTCGGACAAGGTAACGTTTGACAACAATTACGACATTGAGCCGGAAGATTACATTTACTTTGCTGACCTTAATTCTTGGTATCGGGTGATGGGTGAGTCAAAAAGAAGAGACTTGCTTGGCAGGTCAAAGGTTTATCTCAATCTTGCTCCTACTCCCGGAACTTTTGTTGCTGCTCCTCCTCCCGGGGGTACTCCTTAATGAGTTACTTTGAGGACGCAATCCTTGAGATTAAGACTATTGTCAAGTCTACTTGGAGCATGAACGATTCGCAAGTGTTTACCACGCTTCAAGCGTTGGAGCGCAACATTGTTAGCGCAACCGCAAACGGAACGCTTCTATTGCCGATTGCGGTCATAGAATACGGCGACCAGATGAACGCTAGTTATTCGATTGACCGTCAGTCTTACTATTTGCCTATTGTCATCTCCAGAGTTGACAAGCAAACAAACGCGCTAAACGTTGGCGGTACTACAGGGGTTTCTCAAACAACGTTGTCAAACGACGCCGCCGCGCTCCAAGTAGCAATTCGGAACAAAGCAATATCGGCAACGCCTTTTGCTAATTTTATGCTGGAAGATGACGGCGAGATAAATTCTGGTGCTTCCAACGGCGTCAACTCCGTCTTAAAGTTGGAATCAAAAACTCCTTTGCTTGGAGTTCAACTTTCGTACAACCCGGGGCTTCACGTTACCCCGTTTGGATAATGGCTAACTTAAAAGACTTAAGACGGGATATGCTTCGCACTAAGGCTAAAATTGCCCAACAGACAAACATAGCTTTGGATCAGACCGCAAAAAAGGCTATCTCAATGGCAAAGTTAAAATCCAGCGGGACTTATAGCTACGAAGACCTCGCCGAGATGGGTCATCCTTACGCGGAAAGACATTCGTTTACTACAAAAGTTGAATACTTTGGAAAGTCAAAAAGGGTGACGTTTGATAAGATCCCACCCAAGTCATCTGGTTACCCTTATGGCGACCGAAGGGTTATCAATAAGCAGAGCGGAGAGTTTTACAATTCTTGGTATCAGTATGAATCTGGAATGACTCCAATGGGAATCAGGCTAATTGGGATTCATAATACTGCTTGGTATGCAACTTTGCTTGAACACGGGATTGCGGGCCTGACCGTTTCCCGGGAAATAGATCAGCATATTATCAAGCGAATCGAAGAAGTTTTGCCTAATCTTGTCAAAAAGGCATTAGACAAATCTATGCAGATTATTGCATCCAAATGGAAATAAAATGAAAATCAAGGAAATTCAAACAGACATTATCGGGGGTTCTTTGCGAAAAGTGACCTTGGAGCGTGTCATTGAAATCGGAAAACAAGAACCGGTTCCTGCTGGTGCGGTCAAAGTGCCAGACGATACCGAAGTCTACGACTGGAAAGAGGTAACTAAATAATGGCAACAAGAATGTTTATTAAAGGCCGACTGATTACAAAGGCCACTATTTGCGGAGGTACTAGAGCCTCTACCGGGATTATTACTTATCCTGCTGACCCCACAACACCCGTAGCGGGAAGCGTTTATTCGCTTACCGGGAAACTTGCTGGAGTTTCATTTACAGCGGCAACCGTCCGTGCAACAATCAATTCGATTGACGATTTGGTTGTGCATGAAGAAATTCTTATGGACGGAGCAACTTGTCAAATTCAAGAAATTATGACAATGAAAGACGACACGGGAACTGGCCTTGGCGTAATTGCTCTTCAAGCTATTTACAATAGTTTTGATTTTGTGCTTGTTTACCTTTTGGTTGGAAGCGGAACAAATAAAAGAGAATACGTTTTTAGAGGAACTAGAGGTGATTTAGGAACTGGTGTTTCATCTGCTGGTGAAAACATTGCAACGCTAACGCTTCAGTCCATCAATGACGCAACTTATGGATCTTCATTGAAGTTTGATACTTTAACTTAATGATGGCATAATAGGTTAATGGCAAAGATCAACTTCATTACTTTGGCAAAATCGGGAGAACCTAAACAGTTCTCCCAAGAATTGTCTAACGGGCAACGGTTAGAACTTACGCTCCGAAAGCCAAACGATACCGACTTAGATGCTACGTCTACAAGAGCCGACGATCTTGAATCAAGGTACATCACCGGCGGCTGGAGACGCGCTGATGGTATTTGGTCGGAGATTCCAGACGCTTACCCGCAATCCGGAAATGTAATTGTCACCCCTTCAAGAATTTTGTTTTTCAAGTGTTGCTTACTTGAACTTATTCAATGCCAAGAAGAAAAGTACACATGGGACGAATTGGCAACGCTTGCAGCGGTAGACGGCAATACTTTTGGAGCGTTGAATGAATTGATGAATTCTTTCTACGCTGAATCGGGGGAGTAGCCAGCCCCTTAGGTAAAGCGGCGTTAGTTGTTGTTCGGGATCAAGGGTTTCACCCGTATCCGTTTGTTCAGTCTCTTAACCACTTTGCTTACATGGGGGCCATAATGAAACAGATTGCCGAAAAACTAGGAGTCAAAGACTTACCTAACGAACCCCCGGAAAACACTTCCGACTGGATAAAAGAGTTGGCGTATTTAACTCCAAGCGAAATAGACGAGATGGATCGTCTTGAAATGATGGAAGCCGAGAGCTTCTTTGGTGCATTAAGAAATGAGTGAAGGCTACAAGATTCCTATAGATTTGTCCGATATGGACAAACTCATCAAGAAATTTGATGATGCAGCTAAAGCAGTAGATAGGCTTCAAGAAAAAGTTGACAAACTCAACGGTTCTAAGATACGACCCGATATGTCTTTCCCCGGCGGTGGTGGCGGCCGAGGTGGTGATGGAGGTGGCGGCGGTCGTGGCGGCGGTGGCGGAGGCGGTGGTGGCCGAGGTGGTGGTGGCGGCGGCGGCGGTCGAAGTGGCGGCGGTGGTGGCGGCGGCGGGTACGTTCCAAAATACGGAATACCGCAACATGGTCACTCACCAAACATACCTGACCACCGGCGGCCACAACCACCTCCGGGATATGATCCAAGTGGAGGAGGCGGTGGCGGTGGCGGCGGCCGTGGTGGTGGCAGAACCCCGTCTAAGCCTCCAAGAAGTCCGGACGACATTGACGCGGAACGAAGAGAAAAGGAACGGGACAAACTGTATCGGATTATTACCCGAGGCGCGGTTAGCCTTGCTCAAGGTGCAATGCAAGCGGGTGGAGTTCCTGCGGCGGTAAGAACAGCGGCAAACGCTTTCTTGTTTGGTGCGGCGGCTATTTCGGTTCCTGCGGCTCTTGGAGCGGCGGGGGCAGCGGGATTAGTTGCAACGGCGGCAATGGGTAGATCCATTGGAGCAGAACGCCGGGAGGCTATGTATGCTACCGGTTCAACTGCTGCTCAAGCTGGAGGCCTAGTAGCTATGGGGAACAACGCGGCTGGGCAAGCGGCGGGGTTTGGGGACGTTCTTAGGAGCGGCACTTTTTCTGGTGCTTACTTTAGAAACCGTGGGTTGATTGATTACGGTTCTCTTACCGTCAACAAAGCTGATAATTTTATCAATGCGATTGATATTATCAGGAGAGAAAAGAATAGAGATCTAAAATCCATCATCATAAGAGAATCAGGTTTGTCGAATCAATCCGCTTACGTTGACGCAAGCGAAAGAATGTTTAACGATTTTGCAAGGGAAACAAAAGGAAGTATCGTTGGCGAAAAAGCATTGAAAGCAGGTCAGCGAGGCATTTCAGATTTTGAAGTAGCGTTAGACATTCAAAAGAAACAGTTTGGCGACCTTGCTACAGTAACAGCGGGTCTTCCGCTTGGCGCGGCGGCCGGAATAGTACAAGATCTTACTTCTCTTGTTTACGGGATGAATAAAGAAAATCTTGCAAGAACTGTATCTGGAGCGACCGGGATGTCCGCATGGGGGTTCACTAAAAGGATGTATGACCTTTTTACCAACCAAGAAAACGCCGAGCAAAAACAAACAAGAAGAGACAACAACAGAAACATGGATCCGTTAAACGAACGAACCCCAAGGAATGAAATTTCTGGCGGTGGTACTCGGGTTCAAAGTTCTGCTAATATAAGTCAAGCCATGAGCGCGTCTAATGCCTACGGGTTGGAACAAGCCATGCGCATAGGAGCCTTTCCGGTCTATTAACCATGCCTAGCAGAATCAGAGGTGTAACCCCAAGAAGAAGAACACGGGTGATAATGAATTACCCGGTTCCCAACATTACCACGCCTTCTTTTTCTCTCAAGCGTCAATACGATGAAATTGCGCCGGTCAAAAACTCAAAAAACGTAGACGTTAAATTTACACCGGGAACCGGGTGGATGCTGGAGCAATACCATGAGACGGTATCTTATGTGCATGAACTTGCGGTTGCCGACGGTTCGGTGATTGCCGGGTCGGTTCCAACGGGGGTTCTTTTTAATAAGATCCAAAGAAGGCCTACTGAACTTACCAACCTCGGAACAACTACCATAAGAACGTCGGGCGATAACTTTTATCAAAAAACGGTTTCAGCCGGTGGGAATTGGGACGCTGCAAAGCTATCAGCAGATGAGACTTCTTACCCACCTCCGTCCGAAACTGAAAACGTTTTGCTGGACAGGGTTTATGTTTCGACCGCCAACGATGAACCACACCGGCCAAATTGGTTTCGGTTCTATATTCCGGGTTCGTCTGGTCAAACTCCAGTTCAACTTGTGGCCCGGTTCTACTTTACGGCAATGCCGTCAAACAGGGCAAACGTAACCGCAAACCAACCAACCGGACAGTATTGTTTATCCCTATACGGAGACGCAACATTTATTCTTCGGGAAAAGCTCACCGACAATACTTGGACTTCAAGGTATAGCGGAAGGTGGTGCAAACCTCAAAACGTAGTAGGCCGTTGGCACATGGTCGGGATTGGTTCCGACATATACTACGATAGTGTAAATAATGTATACAACGGTACAACGCTCAACCTTAGGTTTGAAGACCTTGACTCGGATCTGATTGTCAACAACGCTGTTTCGGGAATTATTCCGGCGGCAAAAATTGGCAACCAAGTAGTGGTTCCGACCAATACTTACAGTTTCAACAATGTTAGCAACTGGCAACCAGTTCCATCAAAAGTAAGAATAGACATTCGCCGGGACACCCGAATGAAGTTTAATGTTTACTTTGGTCAATTCAAACCGACCGGAACGTTTACCACCAAGCAATTTGCGTTGTTTACTTTTACGGGTACGACGACTCAGCCTATTAAGGTAACGTGCTACGGATCGTTCCCTGCCGGCACAAGTATTGATATTGAACTGTTTGCTGGAGATGGAACCGCTTGCACTCCTACCGGAGCAACCACCCAATTTTTAGACGCTGCTTTTAGAGACTTTACCGGAGTTCAATCGGCAAGAGGATATTTTGCAAGGATCACGCTAAACTCCGCAACGGGAAGTTTTTCTCCTATCATCAAAAGCATTTTGTATGCTCGGAGTCCGGCGGCGGTTTACTCTAACCCTACGCCGGTCACCGTAACGGGAAGCGGTCAGAACGGAATAGAATCGGTAAGCATAAGCGGTGAAGGTCGAGACTTTACTACGTCCACCGCTTCGATCGTCATTAACGACCTTTCTGGTGTTTACGCAAACCTTTTAGATAACAAAGCCGGGTTTCCGATTAAGGTTGAAGTAGATACGCTTGATGCCAACGATACCGTTATTTCTACAACAAGGGTATTTGAAGGAAGAGTCGTAAGGGCAATGAAGAAAACGATCGGGCGTAGCAGAAAGCCCGGTGTTCCATCTCCGTCCAACACTAATCCGGTTGACCCTTACCAAGCACGGTTTTGGGGTAAATACACTCTTTATTGCACGGGGATGTGGCAGACGCTTTACGAGTCTACGCTTCCAACTCTTAGTAACTTCGCGGAGGATCCCAACGCTCCCGGCCAACCTTACAAGGTGGGCCAAGCGATTGAAGAACTGTTTACTAAATCTGGATGGCCGGCAGAACGCTTTGACGTTCCCAATTATGCCGGATCTGGAGTAGGGGCCAACCGATTCCCAGTCAACATTATTACCGCTGCAAGCATACGAATTGAACCGTACAGCAAAGTTGGAAATGTTATTGTTGAGTTTGCCCGAAACTTTTTAGGAAGTTACGTCACTTACGATTACAACGCTTTTAAGACGGGCGTGGCATCTGGATTGTTTAGGGTGATATTGCCACCCGTCCCAAATCCGTCTACCGGGAATTACACTCGGTTGGCAGCGTTTAGGACGACTAACACGGCAGACGCCGGGATTACCGTTGCTGAAGGTCGAATGGCAAGTGTTACCAATTACAACGGCGGAACCTGCAAACAAATATGGATTGAACGAAACAGTTTGACCGAGTGGGTAGAACCGCCAGAAGGTAACTTTGTTATTGCTACTGGAACGGGATACGCTTCTACCTTTACTGGTAGTACGCTATCTTCTGCCACCGACGGGGAAACTATTTCTTTGTCCCAAACGCTTTTCAACTATCCGGCGGCCAATTTTGGTTTTCCGTCGGGGCCGCCTAACAACTTTCCGCAACCGGATCCTACTCACCCGGATTACGTTGACGGACGACAAATACCTATTCTTATTTCTAACGCATCGCTTCAAACGCAAGCAGCGGTAGATCTTATTGCTCGGCGCGTACTTGACAATGCTTGCCACACAAAAAAGAAAAAGAGCTTTACCGCGCCTCTTTGGTTTGTTGACCAAGCAACCACCGGGGACACTTTGCAGATTGCTCCGCGTCCGTTGAAGTATGGAGACGTGGTTACGGTAGATGACGTTTTCTACGTTGTCATGTCTTGTTCGTACCAATGGGCCGCCGGGGAAGGGAACAACCAAATGATGGCACTTGAAGTAATGAATATCCCAGCGTTTGAAGCAGCTTACACCGGATCAACAAATCAAATTTACAAGACTATTGTATCGGAGACTCACCAATGACAGGAATAGAAAATTATCGAATCGCTATGGCAAGGATGCAATCACAACGCCTTTGCCAACCAACCCCCGCCCCTATTCAGGCGACCCAACTCTCTCAATTTTCCTACATCAATATCTCGGCTTCCGCTTATCAGTTTGCTCCTCTTTTGCAAAATACCAACGGAACATTTAATGCTCAGTCGTTGTACGATAGATAAGAATGATTAGCCAAATTGCGATTGATATGGGTGGATCAGGGGAACAAGTTGAAATCCCTATCAAACTTGTCGGTTGCAGTTGCCGTCTGGAAGACTTTGTGCTTGCCCTTGTCAAGTTCTCTAACGATTGGAAGAACCAAGCGGATACAAACACTCCTACTCCAAGCGAGGTAAAGCCTTGCGGGTGCGGTAATGCCGAATAATGGTCTGCTGTTTGATGCGGAGGCAATCGAATGGAATCTGACTTCGACAATGAATTCCGCAAGTGGGTCAGGCTCCGGAACCCTAGCGAAAAGTCATTCTGCCAACGCCCGAACCGAGTGGGTTCCCAATGCGATCAACGTCAACACGGGCATTTATCTGGAGGTCAGCAGCTCCGACAATGGAACCGGAACCACCGCGTGGCAAGCCAAATACGACGGCCCCGGCGCACCGTTTGGCGGTTACATAGTTACGGGGACAACCTATCTTTCTAGCGTCTCTATTATTGCTCGGGCGACTGGAGTCAAGCTTTACTGCAAGTTAACTGGATCCCTTTTCCGGACGTTGTGGACGGGAATGGAAATCTATGTCAACGGAACGTATCAAACAACGCTCTCCGGCATAGACGTTACCAGCAACGGAACCGGGCCAAACTACGTTAACTATATCGGTGCGCCCCTTATCGCTACGGGAACTTGCTCGGCGTCAAAGGTGTTTACGCCCCCAACGTATGATCCGTGCGACCCGGAAGGGATGGAGTACATGGTTCAAGCGGATGCGTCCTCAACGGTTAATGCCGGTTGGAGGTTCAAGGTTGCCGGGTCATGGTATACATTGCCTTGTGCGGTCTGGAGTCAGAGTATTCCTAGTGGTGGTGGATCTTGTCCATACAACCTATCGTTCAGCAACGAAGTCACCGTTACCGATACCAATTCCATTGAGATTCATTGCTATTCCTACACCAAGAGTCAGTTGACATACGACAACACAAGAGCGTTGTATCAACGGGTAATAGGTGAGTGCGTGGGGGAAGAAGGTGGAACTGTTGTATATGACCAGATTGTTCGGGCTTATTGTGCAAACCCTTGTACTGGAGTTTATGGCGATGGGTATGTTGATGCTTACTACCTCGAAACGTGGACGGAAGGTCACGGGGGCGAAGCAAGAGCAATTCCCAACCTAGAACGGGGAATCAATCGGATCAACTCCGACTATGCGGCCCTCTGGAGAAGATTCCATTTTCCGGAGGTCAGGGGAACAGCATCCAGAACGTGTACGATTGGAGCAACGACCGTCACTACTGGTGGGGCGTACACCGTCTACAATGACCTTGGAACCGACTTCCTTGCTTTAGTTCGGAACGCTACCAATGCGATTGAGGATTGCTTCCCGGCTACCATCTACACTCAATCAACGGTCAGCAAGAATAAAGCGTACACCAAGTCTTGGTCATACCCAACCAGCAACGTTTGCCTTTGCCCACCTCCAAGCGTTCCTATTCCAGCTTGTCCGGAGGGGCAAGTATTGTCTTGGAGTTGTACCAATCAACCGATTGTTGATACCCCGGCGAATCAATCGGAGTCTATCACCAACCAGTTTCCTTCGTATGTAGGAACGCTTTCAACGTATCAGGGTCATGCCGATATGCTGATGAGGTACACCGGGTCTTGGGTGAACCCTCATTGGGGACTAGCGTACCACCGTCAGGATTGGGACGTTGACGGAACTGCAACTGACAACGACCTCTATTGGTCAACAATCAAAGAGCAATACCTGTACAATTCAGCTCTAACGTCACCACCTAGAACGAGGAACAGCATGATTGCGTCTCCTCTCTATATTGACAACGGTAACCAACCGTTTCAGGACGCATTTTTTGGTAAGTTCCGCTGGATAGGAGTCAGCCGTTGGAAGACGTGGGTATCATCCCCACCGTCTACGCTGACCCTTTCAACTACTCGTCCGGGTAAATGGACGGCAACCGACTGCTCTATTTCACTTGGAGCCGGAGGGATAACGGTCAGTACGTTTACCAAAACAAGTGGACTGGTGGACTTGCAGTTTGCCGATTGGACGGAGAATCCGTATCTCCTTTTGCTTAGAGCGCATAGCATGACGCTCAACTGGTCACTTACCAACGTCAAGTCTATCAAGATTGTGCTGGTCGGAGCCGATAATGTTTCAACTCCGATTGGATCAACGCCGAATACCTATGACCTTCCTGCCGGGTGGCAGAAGAAATATGCCGGGTCTTGGGCGATTGACAACGGTGCTGGCTTGGTGTTCGACCTTGGGTTAGATACCAACCCTGCTGGAATCTCCAGCACGGTGATGGCGAATCCAGAATTAACGGTAGGTTTCCAGCTTGCAGCCCAGCAACAATACGCCCGTCTTCGGTTCGTTGTCACCCCTATCAATCCCGCTAACCCGGTGACCATTAACTGGCCTCAGTTCTCGTTGGAGCATACGCACCCCATGCTTTATTGGGAAAACAGCAAGTATCTGACGATGCTTTGGCACAATACTTGTGCAATTCGGTGGGGCAATTTGCTTTGGTATAGCCCGTCACTAGGGTTTATGGATCCACCGATAACGGCAGGGATGGACTTGCCGAACACGGTCATTGACGCTTTGGCGTACTATTACCGGGTTGTTCAGGGAACGGGTGGTTCAAGTCTTGCTTCAACCATTACCACCGACCTTTCCAGCCTTTACGATTCCTACGAGGGGCAAAGCATTGCGGTGGTGGACAAGTTCTCCAACAGCTTTATCCTACCAAAGGGGAACGGGCATGACCTTCGGTTTGCGTTGGTCAATTCGTTCTCGGAAGTGCCTCCTATGGCTTGCTTCCCGTGGAGGAAACGAGCAACTACCACTTGGCTTGCAACGGGGAGTTATGCTCAAGTCGTCTACGACCATTGCCAAGACGGTCGGTACATCATCTCGGAAACCACCGAACCCGCCAAGTTGCAGACCTCGGCTGGAGTAGATTCCGGTTCGTTCCTTTCCCCGCCGGAACCCGGCTGGAGCATCTGGAAGTTTAACCCTACTCTTTACAATGACGAGCTGAACTGGAAGGTGGTCAGCGATAGCACGTCACCACCCGTTACCTATGCTTTGGTGCGGCCGTGGCACGGTTGGTTTTGCAACCTTGCAGAAAAGCTACCGGGTCGAAACGTATGGAACGGTATCTATCGGTTTGATCCGCAACTAGGCGTTTCTTGGATTAGTGCCGACCCTACCGTGGGAAACAGTTGCCGTTGGTACGGATCAGAATTTACCGTCCCGCAACCGAATGTTACGCCGGGAGTAAATCAAATATGGTCACTCAATACGTCTATATCTGCAATAGCAAACGCAAAAGCAGTTTCCTTTGGTCGAGACATTCGTACTTGGAGATTGTATGCTCTGGTTGAAAAGAACAGACTCGGTATCTTTTCGGCGTACTCAGACGATGAGGGAGCAACTTGGACAACGCTAACGAGTTTGGGTGCGGGGAAAATGCCTTTTATTTGGGGAGATAGTTTTGGTCTTGTGCAATGCTGGATGGATGATTCGGTCAACCCTCCGGTAGCCAAAGGCCAATACCGTCACCCCGGGGATACGGCTTGGAGTGCAACCTTCACGTTCAAAGACTCTGGAGGCAACAACATTTATGTCGCTGACGGTGGAATGTGCAACATTACTCCAGCCAACGATATGCAGGATCGTCTTGTCTGGTCACCGATTCTATACGGTGACACGACCCCGACCACCTTCTTCTCGGTTGACTATGGTCAGACATGGCAACCTCTTTAGTGATTCAAAATGCCATTAAACATCAATAATCTAACCGCCGGAACTCCGGTTACATTCAATGTCCAAACCTCGGTACAACGAATGGTATTCGATTCTGCTACCGTTGCGTTCCGGATTGTCAATAACACTCCGGGGATTGTCACCGTATTGGAAGAAAACTCCGATAGCTTTATTTGCCAAGTGGATCCGGGCGCAACTGCTTTTGGTCTGATACAAAATGCTATCTTTGTTGAAGCTCAATATCCGGGGTCGGTAACGTTAACCCCTTACACTTGGGTTCCGGTTTCTAGTGGCGCACCAAACACGTTCACTACTTCCCAAACGTTTAATGCCCCATCCAGTTTGGCTCCAGCCGTTTACTTTACAGGTGGTGGCCCCGTTTCAACGGTGATGCCAACCATCTTTAACTTCAACAACGTGGCTCACTTTGTTGGTGGTGAAGCAGGTGTATCTAGCGTTGGAACTGGTTCAACTGCTTACACTACTTTCTATTCGGCGACAAATACAAACATTTTGTTTAGTGCCGTTTCCTCTGGTGGATCTTATGCTTCTAGAGGAGCTGCAATTCTTAACTCCGGATTTCAGGTTACGAGTGCTACATGGAACAGCGTTCAATATAGGCAAAACGGAGGGTATAGCTGGAGACTTACAGAAGCAACCGCTTCAACTACTGCTTGCGGATGTGACTTTCAAATTTTTGTAACGGAAACAGGAACTAATACTACAAGGGTTACTTGGTTCCGAAACAACGGGACGTTTGAACCGTTTGCTGGTATTCGATTCGGAACTGCTGGTTTGTCGGTGCTTTCTACCTACGAGGAAGGGACTTGGACTCCGGTGGTTAGTTCAACCGGGGCAACATTTAGTGTTAACGCTACCGAAACCGTTGCAAGGTATATTCGGATCGGGAAACAGGTTACGGTCGAATTTGCGGTTCAATTGTCCGGGGCAACTACCGGAACGACTACCAACCAAGTCAACATTGCGGGGATGCCCTACGCCTCTCAACTGATTGGCACGGGTCACAATCATCGCCCGGTTCTTATCGGGGAAAGTTTCACTACCACCGCAACGAGCGGGCTGGTAGCAAACCTTATCGCATCAACCGCATTTAATGTTGCAGTTGCGTCCACTACGGGTGGAACATCTCCATTAACTGCTGCAACATTTAGTGGTTCTGGAGCAAGAATCACCGGAGCGTTTACCTATCAGGTGGCATAAAATGGAAGTAATTACTAAAGTAAAAGAAGTCGTAGTCGTACCAAAACAAGATGGTTTGGTCATTGAAGTCAGGAAAGAAGACGTCATTGTTCACAATGGCGTCGAAGTCGGGAAAGGTCAGAAGGGAGAATTCATTGACGCCTTTGAACTCTTGCCCGACCAAGTAGATGCGGTCATGGGGTTTGCGGCCAACGTTCTCGGAAAGAAGATTGACAAGGACGCCGAAATCGTTGCCATCAACGTGCAGATTGTTGAACCAGATATGTTCGTTTCTATTGCTACCGTCAATCCGTTGGTAGACGAGAACGGAGTTCGATTGGGTCAAACCGCTCCCCACCGAACGGTTATCACCCTCAGCAAAGAGGATCAGTTAGCCTTGGGTAACTTTGTTGGAAAGCAACTGGACGCCATGCACCAAGACGTTCTCGCTCACCAAGAAGCGGAACTTGCTAAGGAAGAAGCTGCACGGTTGGAAGCAGAAAAGAAAGCACAACTGGAAGCAGAATCTATCAAATAATAGGAATAAACTAAAATGCCATTAAACATCAATAATCTAACCGCCGGAACTCCGGTTACATTTAATGCCCAAACTTCGGTGCAACGGATGGTATTCGATTCTGCTACCGTTGCGTTCAGTATCGTCAATAATACTCCGGGAATTGTCACCGTTATGGAGGAAAATTCCGATAGCTTTATTTGTCAAGTAGATCCCGGAGCAACCGCCTTTGGGTTAATGCAGAACGCTATTCTGGTCGAAGCTCAATACTCCGGGCCGGTAACTCTTACCCCTTACACTTGGGTTCCGGTTTCTAGCGGAAACGCCAACACTTGGACGGCACAGAACATTTTCAAATCACCATCAGCAACGGTTGCTGGTGCGGTGTTTCAATCTTCGGGAACTGTTTCTTCTATTCCCGCTGGATACGGTGGAAGCAATCTTGTCGCTCAATTTATAGCGGAAGAATCTTCAGCCTTCCCTTACACGTTGTACGATGCAACGGGTAATGCTAATGGTCACATCCTAGCATTTAGACAGAGTCGTGGGACGTATGCTAGCAGAACCGCAACGCAAAACGGTGACGTACTCGGTCAATTTAACTTTGGTGGGCATAACGGAACAATCGTTGTTGACGGAAAAGCTAGAATCCAAGCGGTAGCACAAGAAACTTATACAGCAGGTGCAAACGGAACCAACCTACAATTTATTACAACTGTAGCAGGAGCAAGTACATCAACTTTGTCATTAACATTGATTGGTGGATTTGCTTCGTTTACAGGACAAGTGGCGGCAACAGATTATCAACTGAGCAATACTGTTGGAAACACAAGAACAATTTTCTTCAGAACGTCCAGTTCAACAAGATGGACTCTTGTAGCAAATTCAACAGCAGAAAGTGGTAGCAATGCAGGAAGCAACTTTGAAATCACCAGATGGTCTGACACACAAGTTAGTCTTGGTCATATAATGCAAGCAACACGTTCAACTGGTGACATCACTTTTAATGGTGGTGGTGGCACGTCCACTTTTACAAACGATGTCATTGCACCATTTGTGCAAATTAACAGACCAGCAGGAAACGTCAGACCAATTCTGTATCGAAGTGGTGGTTCAACACGATGGGCAATGCAAGCTACAGCAACAGCAGAAAGTGGAAGCAACCTAGGTTCAGATTGGGCATTGGATGCACACACAGATGCAGGTGCGTACAACTTTACCGCATTAAGCATTTCAAGAAGTTCTGGCAATGCTACTTTCTTTAACCTTGTAAATGCACCTCAATTGCGTGTTTCCACTTCAAACTCGCCAGCATCTGCAACAGCTACAGGAGCTTCTGGAATGATACGTTGGGATGCAAACTACATCTATGTTTGTACGGCTACAGACACTTGGAAACGAGTAGCGATTGCGACATGGCCGTAATGGGTAGACTAAAAGAAGATGCCAAACATCAATTTAACCCTACAAGAATCCCAACTGCTCGTCAACATCATCAACCTTGCCCCGGTCAACGGCACGTTTGGTCAACGGCAAGACCTCATCAACGTCCTGATTCAAGTGGATCAGTTAGCAAACAAATTGATTGCTAACCCCGTTGTTCCAGAAGGATTGCAAAGTCCCGTTGTTGCACAAGAACTCGTTGACAACGATGTTGACGTGGTAGAATAACACCAGTTGGATTCGTTCAACTAAATTCTCTCTCGAAACTCCTCTACCCCCCCCGCCAGAAATGGTGGGGGGTTTTTTATTTCAGTTCTCCGGTATTTCCGGATAACTGACCATTTCGGTGACGTCACCAATATGGTTACGGTATACCAAAAAACTAAAATTGGAGGAGAGGGCGGGAATCGAACCCGCCGGATGCATCCTGCTATCCAAGCACAATCCAAACAATCAAAAAAAATAACCCCCCGCTGACCTGACACGGGGAGCCATCTTCAACCAAACTGAACCATTTCTAGCTCAATTCAATTATACGCTATTTAACTTTCCAAGTTCCATCCTTAGGATCAACGGTGTTTGTTCTCCGGCATAAAGTCCGGCGACGTTGAATTCAAAGTGTTCGACCGCGTCTTCCTCGGTCATTCCCTCTTCCATGAAGATACGGATGATCTGGTCGGCCGAGTAGACAAGTCTTAGGCCTTGACCGTGGACTTCTCCTACTCCTACAATGGCTGCATCCAGCCCATCGAACTTAATGACGCCTTCGCTTTCGTCCAGCAAATTAAACAATTCTTCTACGTTATTTACTATCATTTTCTATTGCGTTCCTTATTGCCATAAGCAATGGGTAAACCTGTTGCGGAACCACCGCGTTTCCTAAAGAGGTTATTCTGTCCACCCGATCGGAAACCCCATTAACGTTTCTACGAACTCGGGGTTCAGATACAACCGTTGGGCTGACTTCCCATTGTTTCCAGTCACCTCCTCTAATTGGTTGCCAATGACGGCGACTAGCATCCTCCCGTGGGCTTTTACCTTTTCGCTCGGGGCCAAACGCCTCACCGGTTTGTAGTCTTGGCTCGCGAGCGGCGTGGGCAAGAATGAAGAGTCTTTTACGCTTATGTGTGGCTCCAATATGATAAGCTCCATAATTCGCCCATCCAACGCTATACCCCAACGCGGCCAAGTCATCAAGGAGTCGTCTGAAGAAGAATCCAGATTCAGCGGCAAAGAGTCCAGAGACGTTCTCTCCCAAGAACCATGCTGGTTTAACTTGCTCCAACACCCTAACGGTGTCGGGCCACAAATTTCGCTCGTCGTCAGAGGCTTTCTTTTGGCCCGATTGACTAAAAGGCTGACAAGGCCAACCAGCCGAGAGTAAAGTAACTTGTTCGCAATAGGGTGTTCCATCAAACTCTTTTATGTCTCCAAAGATTGGCACGTCCGGAAAGTTCTTTCTCAATACACGTTGGCAGAACTCGTCCTTTTCGACCATGCAAATACTCTCAAACCCGGCCCATTCTGCTGCAAGGTCTATACCACCGATCCCGGAGAATAGACTCATGTGAGTCACTTTCTATTTCTCCAATCTCTGTATTCCCCAAGGATCAGCAAACAAACTATCAAGAAAAAGAAACACTCAACCGATAATGCGCCAAACCCAATGGTCAAAGCATTGGCCGTGTTCCATGCTTCTTCCTCATTCATCTTAGTTGCTTCTCCCAACGCACTTTTGGAGCGGTTGCTTGTGATGGATTTCTTTTCCTTGAGGTTCTTGTCCATTCCCCGCCTACGCTATTGCCTGATATCTCCCAACCAGACGCTTTGTAAATCGTTCCCGAGTGAACTTCCGTATCTTGGTAAGAAATCAAACGATCCAGTTCTGGAAATCGTTTTTTAATGTCTTTTACCATCCATGATATAAACCTGCTTGCTGTATTTTTAGGGGACAACTCCGAAATTGCCAAACGACGAAGTTCGTAAACGTTTCCTTTGATCATCCTTGCAACCGGCATTGACCAAATGGCACAAGCGTAAAACCTGTTGTCAAATTCCGCTGCATAACAGAATCCATAAGTTCGGTAAATGTTTGACGGAACTACGTTTGGTAATTTGCTATGCCAAAATCTATTAAGTTCTATTGCAGTTGGAACGTCAATTGAAATGAATTTAAACTGGAGCGGTGAGATCGGAATTGCACCGTCTCCATCCATTTGGAACAATGGTTGTGCAACTGGTACACCATCACCGCTAAAATATAAACTCATTCCTTCCAACCCTCCCTCAGTGCCACCGCTACTAGCTCGTTGCCAGTGATGATGTCGAGGCTCTCTTTCGAGCTGAACTTTGACAAACCAAACATCCCGCCAACGTGCTCTTTATAACTCTGCGGATAGTCACCGCTGATGTTATTCGCTCG